CAACGCCGACGATATGCGCACGGTTGCCGCCGCGCTTGATTCGGTGACCGAGTCGATGCTGAATGTTTACTCAAAGCGCACCGGCATGGAGCGCGAGGAGGTGCGTGCACTCATGGCCGCCGAAACGTGGTTTTCACCGCAGCAGGCGGTCGAGAAAGGATTTGCCGATGAGATGCGCGGTGTAGTAAAGGCCGCCGCCATCGTGCCGGTCGCCGAAAAGCGCGTCATCATAAACGGCATCGAGCACGACCTGTCCAGATTTCACAACGTCCCGGCGTTCAGCGCCACAACCCAACCCAACACTATGCCCAAACCTACAAAACCAACTGCAGCAGGAACGGCACCGGCGCCCGCCGAAGAGGAAGAGACGCCGACGCCGCCCGTAACCGAAACACCGACGCCCCCGGCGACGGAAACCGCCACACCAGTGCCGCCCCCGGCGCCTTCAAACCCGCCGAAGCCGCCCGCCCCGGCGGCAGCCGCCGCTACCGATTACGATCGGGGCATGCAGGCCGAACGTGAGCGTGTGACGGCCCTACAGGCGATGGACCGCCCGGCCACGCACGACATCATCACCGCCGCCATCAAAGACGGGAAGCAACCCGCCGACATTGTCGCCGATTGCATGACCGCAATGGATAAGGCGGGCACGCAAACCGCCCGGCGCACCGACGCCTCCTCACTCAACGGCATCCCCGGAAGCGAGGCGGGCAGCGAACACGAAACGGCATCTTTCGGCGGCAGAATCAAAGCCGCGGTGGACGCTCGCCGGAAGACGAGCGGGCACCCGCGCCTTAGCAATAGCCGCAACTGAAAACCCAAAACCCAAAACCCAAAAGAAAGACAAAAACGTCATGATCAAAAGCCAACTCTTCCCCATAAACCTTCAAAGCCACGACGACACGCCGAACTGGAAGGTCGTTCGCTATCCGTTCACGGATGCGGCCCCGGAGGTAATCGCCAAGATGATGCCCGGCTATCTGGTGAAATTTAACGCCGGGCTGACTGCGGTGCTACCCGCCCTCGCCGCCGATGATGCGGCGCTCGGCGGGATCATTGTTGATCTGCCGGACACGGCAGTTAACCCCGGCGATCTAACGGTCGGCGTGGCACTACGCGGGAGTTTCAACCAGCGCCAGATTCACTACGCGAACGCATGGTCGCAAGGCAGCTCGCCTACACCGCTGAGCCCCGCCGCTATCACGCGCCTGCGCGATCTTGAAATCTACCTCGACCCATCCGTGCCCACCGGCGCTTTCTCACCCTAACCGCAACCAACCAAAACCAGACAAAAAAGGAAAATCATCCCATGATCACCGACCCCAACTACAGCACGCGGACGCTCCTTGAGGCCTTTGAAACCGGCCCGATCGTCAGCACATTTCTGCGCGACACCTTTTTTAAGGGCCGCGATTACCCACCGACTTCGACAATCGAATTCGATTTTCGGCGTGGCCGCCGGAAGATGGCGCCCTTCGTCGCTCCCCTTGTCGGCGGCAAGGTAATGGAACGGCAGGGCTTCGAAACCCGCTTCTTCAAAGCGCCGCGGATCGCCCCGGTGCGCGCCCTGCGCACGCCGGACCTTGAGCCGCGCCTCATCGGCGAAACGGTTTATTCCGGGCGCACGGAGGCCGACCGGGCCGCGGACCTTATCGCCGAAGACAGCATTTTCCTCGATGATTCGATCACCCGGCGCGAGGAGTGGATGTGCCGCGAGGTGCTCATCAACGGAAAAATAACCGTGACCGCCGAGAACGGCTACCAGCAGGTCATCAACTTCTTGGAGTATGGTTTGCCCGCGGCAAACGTGAGCAACCACTTCCCGATCACGACGAAGTGGGATCAGGCCGCAAGCGACCCGCTGCTCGATCTGCAGAACGCGCGCCTTGAGACAATCAAGCGCTCGGGCATCGCCCCGAACGTCGCGCTCTTCGGAACGAATGCCGCCGCGGTGTTCACCCGTAACGCTACGGTGAAAGAGCTGCTCGATAACCGGCGCTTTGAGCTGGGGCTCGTCGCGCCGACGATTCAAAGCGACTCGGTCGTGCGGTTCGGGTCCGTGCCCGGGCTGGAGCTTTATTCCTACGCGGAATATTTCGAAGACGACGCCGGGACCTTGTTCCCGATGCTACCGCCGGACTTGGTCATGCTGATCTCGACCAGCGTGCAAAACAAAATCGTTTATGGGGCCTTTACCCAGCTGGAGGACGCGAAAGCCAAGCGATTCGTGACGTATCAAACGTCCCGGATTCCGTTCGTCTACGGTGACGAAGAAGGCGGCGCGCTTTTCTACCGGCTCACATCATGCCCGCTGCCGATGCCGATGGACATTCTGGCCATCTGCATCATCGAAGCGCTCCCGGGCGGCGTCGGACCTTTCGCACGCGAAGGCGAGGACGCACCGCCGCCGCAGCCGTATTTCGAGAGCGAAGAGCCGGAAGTGCAACCGCAACTGGCCGAGAAAGGTCAGGAGGCCAGCAAAGCCGCGGCAAAAGAAAGCGCGAAGGTGACCGGCGGCGGCGCCGGTGAAAGCGTGAAGGCGGATTACGACGCCCTCACCGTGCCGGAACTGCGCGACCTTGCGCGCGATCGCAACGTCGATGTCGCCTCCGATGCCCGGAAAGACGAAATCATCAGCGCCCTGAAAAAGGCCGACAAAGCAGCCGACAAAGCCGACAAAAAATAACGCATGAGCCTCCGTGACCAGTTTGCGCCCGATCTGGCAAACGTGTTCGTCAACACGAGCGAGTTTGCTACGACCCGGGAGTTCCGCATCGCCGACGGGCACGGGGGCTTTAAGCTGTTTATGGCCGAGGTGGTTTGGGACACCGAGGCGGTTAAGCAAATGCCGATGGTGAAAATCCACGGCGTGTATCTCGGGGACGTGATTTGCTACATCGAGCACAAATACCTCCCGCGCATGCCCGTGGCGGGCGAACTGATTTATTCGCCCGCCAACCAACCGTGGGAGGTGCTCGACGTCACCGACGAGGAGAGCTGCTACAAGATGGCGCTATCGGCTACCCGGTCGCAGCCCGGGGCATACGGGAGGAACTAATGCCGGTCGCCCTACACATCGACACCCGGGAGTTAAAAAACCTGCACCGCGCGCTGGACGGGATCGTGCAGGGCGTGCCGAAGGCGCTCGCGCCCGCGATCAACCGCGCCCTTGCGACCGGGCGCACTACGGTCAAGCGCGAAATTCGGAAGGAATATTTGATCAAGGCGAAGGACATCCCGCTCACGGTGCACCGCGCAACCTTCGGCAATCTGAACGGCTCGATCCGGGTGAAGGACGGCATGCTCGACATCACCAAGTTTAAATACCGGCCCAAAGGCGTGCAGCGCCGCAAAAACAAAAAGCCCCTGTTCGTGCAGGTGAAGCGTAGCGGCGGCGGCATAGTGCAGCGCGGATTCGTTTCCGGGCTCGGTCCCTTTCAGCGCAGGAGTGCGGCACCGCGCCTGCCTATTCGGAGAATCCTCACGATCGGCGCGCCGATAATGGCTACGCAGCCCGCGGTCGGGCCTGCGGCCAATAAGGCGATGGGCGATGCGCTTGCCAAGCGTCTCGATCACGAGATGAAACGGGTCATGGCAAGCGCGGGAGGGCATACGTAATGACAATGCTGGTTATTTTCTATTGGGTGCTGCTGCTACTCGTCGCGATCGGCGCCTTCGTTTCACCGGCCACGTGGCAATACGCACCGCGGGCAAACCAGCTGGTGATTTTGATTTTGTTCATCATCATCGGCCTCAAAATTTTAAAGCCGACGTGGTGACGTTATGGGCACGATTCTGGTCATCATTTTGATCCTGCTTCTGGTCGGTGCGGTGCCCCGCTGGGGCTACAGTTCCAGCTGGGGCTACGGGCCGAGCGGCGTGCTCGGGGTCATTCTCGTGGTTATTATTATTCTGCTACTGCTGGGCAAACTATGATCCCTGAACCCGTCACACCCGCCGCGAGCGACTTCGGCATTCGCGCCCAGTCGCTTTACGATTTGGAGGTGACGCTGCAGCGCTTCCTTTTTCGCTTGTTCACCGCCTACCGCCTCGACAACCCGACCCTTAACCTCGGGCAGGCGACGCAGGCGACGCACCCGGTGCAACCGCCGGACCCGCCGCTGATCCCGTTCGATTACACCGAGCGCGCACAAACGCTCGACCTGAAGGTGCCGCCCCGGATCGAGCGGGGCCGGGTGCCCCGCACCGTGACCGGGGAGATCGCGGTCGATCGGCTGCCGGATTGCCCGGCCATCATCGTGCAGGCCGTAGCGGCGAAAGTCGAAACGCCGTCCACGATCGTGACGGTGCGCATTCTGGTCAGCGCCTACGATGAAAACCCGGCGAGCGGCGGCTATCAAGACGTCCTGAATATGGTCGAGGCGATCGGGATCGCGCTGACAAGTTTCGGGCAAGCCGCGATCGACAAAGCCTACCCGATCATCATGCCCATCGAGTGGAAGCTGGTCGAGGCCGACACCTTTCCGCATTTCATCGCCGAAATGACGACGCAGTGGGAGCTGCCCAGCGGGCGCCCCCTCCCCGATTCCGAAACGTTCGGCATCGTGCCCGCCGAGCACATCGACCTGCGGGCGCATTACGATTATCCGGGCGCGCCGCCCTACGCGGTGCCACAAATATGAGCGACCCGATCTTTCACGCCAAAGGCAGCCATCTAGTAAAACTTAATCCCGCTTGGGACTGGGTGAACCGGGGCGCCGCAGCAGACGAAGAAGAAGGAACGGGCGAGCCGGTGCTGGCCGATTCATGCCCGATCGAAAATCAAAACAACGATCAAGAGTGCGCGATGCGCGGCAGTTACGCGGCGGTGGCGCAATCATTCACGGCTACGGGCGGCAAGCTGCACTCGGTGAAATTTTATCTCAAGCGGAACACCGGCACCGACCCGGTCCAGATCGTCGCGCAGCTGTGGAACATGACCGGCACCATCGGCCAAAACTCCAGCCCGACAGGCGCACCCCTTGCCACGTCCGCGCCGATGGACTCCGAGCTTATTCCCGAAGCCCCCGCCGGTGCATTGTTTGAGTTTCTTTTTGACGATACGTTCGAGCTTGTAGCCGGGACAAATTACTGCATCGGCGCCGAGAACCTTGCGGGTGCTCTCACGATGGGCCGCATCAGTTTCGGTGCGAATATCAGCTTGGCTCGCGAGGGCAGCGTTCATGCTGGCAACTACGCCGAGCGCAGCCCCATCCCGGCAATTTGGAATCCCAACGGCGGCGCCGATTTGACCTTTTACCTCTACGCCACGCCATGAAAAACAAGGACGAGCCTTACAGAATCAAGGGCCACGTAATCTACATGGGGCCGCACATCCGGCACCTCGGCCTCGGCTACGCGGCGCTCTTCCGCGACGGGATTCATCCACACCTCTACGATTCGATCGCGGCATGCCCGGCACTCGGTGCGCTCTTTGTGCCGGTCGCCGAATGCGCGAAGGTGCGCCGGGAACTCAACTTCGATTACGCTCACAATATGAAGGGCACGACCGGCTCACACGTTGAATTTTACCGCGCGGTCCAGCAATGGCTCGCGCACACGCAAAAACAAACCCCAACGCCCTCCTCGGGCATACAACTGGAATCACATCATGCCAAACCTCGGACCATTTAAACACGGCGTCAGCTGGGCCGACGTGCCCACTAGCGTCATCGCACCCGTTCAAGCCGACGTCGGCGTAAATGTCGTCTTCGGCGCCGCCCCGCTGCACCTATCGAAAGGCGGCAAGGACGCAATCAACAAGCCGCTCATTTTTAACCGCTACGAGGACGCCGTGCAGGTGCTCGGCTACTCCACCGACTGGGACACCTACGACATCTGCGAGCACATGAACGCCGCCTTCGTTTTGTTCGGCGTGTTCCCGGTGATCTACGTGGCGGTCAACGACCCGGAGACCGGGGCCACTACGCTCGCGCCGAAACAGGTCACGCTCGCCGCCGGGCAGGTCGATACGGATGAAGAGCTGATCATGTGGACGGTCGCCGTGAAAGATGAAGCGGCGACGATCACCTACGTGGAGGGCACCGATTACCTGCTCTCGCTTTCCAAAGCGAACAAGGTGGTCATCACCCGCATCGCTACCGGCGCGATCGCCGCGCCCGATTCCGTGCTGACGCTTGAGGGTAAAATCCCGAGTGCGACGCCGCTCACGGCTACCGACATCATCGGCGGCATCGAACAAAGCACCGGGGCACGCACCGGGCTGGAGGTGATCGAGGACGTGTTTCAGGCGACCGGCAAAGTGCCCGGCATCGTGATCTGCCCGAAGTTCTCGTCCGACCCGATGGTCGCTGCGGTCATGGAGGCGAAGTGCGAAAATATAAACGGCTGCTTCGTGGCTACGTGCCTCATCGATGTCGACACCGATTCGGTCACTACGGCACAGGGCGTGAACGCGTGGAAAAACGGAAACAATATCGTCTTTCCGCGGCAGCAGTGCCTTTTCGGGAAGCCCGCGCTGGTCGGATCGACCGGGCAGAATGTTTATAATTTCGCATCGCAACAGGGGCCGCTCATGCAGTGGACCGACGCCTACCGCGGGAACGGCCTGCCGTATCACTCGCCCAGCAACAAATCGCTGCGCATGAATGCGCTGCTGCTGGCCGACGGTAGCGAGCTGCCGATGCACCTGCTCGACGCGAACATGCTCAACTCGCAGGGCGTAATCACGGCCCTCAATTTCATCGGGGGCTGGCGCTCGTGGGGCAACCGGACGGCCTCCTACCCGAGCAACACCGACGTCAAAGATATGTTCATCTCGGTTCGCCGGATGTTCGATTTCATCGGCAACACCCTCGTCCTGACGATCTGGCAAAAGGTAGACGAGCCCGGGAACCGGCGCCTAATCGATGCCGTGGTGAATAGCATCCAGCTCTGGCTCGACGGCCTCAGCAATTCCGAAGCGCTACTCGGTGCCCGGTGTGAATTCCGGCACGATGAAAACCCGGCGACCGAGCTGCTCAACGGCCATTACGTTTTCCACGTCTACATCGCGGTCCCGACCCCCGCGGAGTGGATCGATTTCCGCATAGAATATTGGCTGCCGTATGTGGAGGATTTGTGGGCCGGGCAGGAGACCACGGCGGCGGCATAAACCCAACCCGAAAACACCCAACAGGAGACCCCAATGCAAATACCAAATCACGTCACGAATTACTCAATCTTCCTGCAGGGGCGGCGCCTTATCGGTCTGGCCGATGTAGAATTGCCGAACCTACAGAACCTCACCGATTCCCTGAAGGGCAGCGGGATTTTCGGTGAGATCGATATGCCCGTTCAGGCGCACTTCCAGCCGTATAGCGTGAAACTTAAATGGCTCACGATCGACGACGATGCCGTGTTCGCTACGATCCAAGACGGTGCCCAGCTCGACGCGTGGTCCGCGATCCAGCTGCACGATTCCGGCACCAACCGAATCATTCACGCGGGCTGGCGCTACATCATGGGCACCGCGCCAAAAAGCTTTAACCTCGGCAAGCTGGAGGTCGGCACGAAGGGCGAAGGCGAGAGCGAATATGAGCTGATCAGCCTCCGGGTGCTGCGCAATGACCGGATCATGTTTGAAATCGACAAGGAGAACGCGGTGTGCCGGTGGTTTAACGGCATCCAGCTGGTCGATAGTGCCCGGCGCATTCGGCAGCTGATCGGATTGTAATTGCGTGCCAGTGCGCGCGTGCCGTAAGAGGTAGAACCTATGGACAGATCATTACTACAAGAGGAAGCACTACCCGCACGCCCGCACACCGACAACGACGAAACCGGCCCGCACCCGGTGCCCCCCGAGCCGGACGACGTGCCGCAATACCGGGACCTTGCGTTTGAGAAACCGCAGCCCCCGCTACGGGTGAAGCTCGATCCGCCGGTCGAATTCGACGGGCGGACATACCGCGAACTCATTTTGGACTTCGACGCGATGATCGGCAAAGATTTTCAGCGTGCGGAGCGGGAGTTTCAGCACCTCTACAAGGCCGAAAAAAACGAGATGCCCCTGCCGGAACTGAAGCACCTGTATCACTGCATCATTGCCTCACATCTGGCGAACGTCCCACTCGGCGTAATTCTAAAATTGCCGCGGCGGGTTTACACACCGCTGCGGACAGAAGTCCTAAAAGCCTGTGGCAGCTCGCCGGAAGAGGAGAATCAATAACCGATCTCCTGCGCTCGCTAACGATGCGTTTGGCGCGGGCCGGTTGCGGCAGCGTCGATTACTGGATGGGGCTGCCGATTTCCGAGGTGCTAAAATACCTGCTGGTCTTGAGCGACCAGCTGGCCGAGGAAAACGAAGCCGCCGAGCAGGCGGCAAAAAGGAGGTGATTCACTAGTGGGTCCGAAGCGCCAATACACGGCGGTCTTCGCTATAGGCGCCAAGCTGCTCGGCACGTTCCGCGGGGCAATGACAGCCGCGAACGCACGCCTCCGGGGCCTACAGGCGGCAGCGTCGCGCGTCGGCGGGGTGATTAAAAAGCTGACGCTCGCCTTCGGCGGCTTGTTCGCGGTGTTCGGCGGATTTCTAGCGGGCAAGATCTTCCAGCAGATTTTCGGCACCGCGACCGAGGAGGCCGTCGAGGCGCACCAGCGCACCCGGTCCCTTCTCGTTTCGCTGCGGCAAATGGACGAGATCCGAAAGCGGGGCAAGGGCGGCGCGGAAGAGGAACTCAAGCGCATCTACGCGCACAACCAAGCGCTTGAGGAGCAGGGCGTGCTACAAAAGGACCTGCTCGACGATATGGCCGTGGTTCTCGCCCGGGCGAAAATCCCGTCAAAATATATTCAGGAGACCACCGACAAAATGGCGGACCTGCTGGTCGCTACGGTCGGCGTCACGGCTACGCAGCAGGATGCGGTCGCGATGGCCAACGCGTTTAAAAAGGCGGTCTCCAGCGGCAAGGTGCTCTCGCTACAAAAGCAGGGCGTCGATATCACGAAGGAGCAGGCCAAGGAGTTTTCAAAGGTGACCGGCAAAGTGGCGCGCTACCACGCGCTGATGAAAATCCTCGGCGACAATTACAAGGACGTGAACAAGCAGGCCCGGAACACGCCCGAGGGCCGGATTCAACTTTTCCGCAACGCCATCAAAAACATGGCGCAAGACATCGGCGAGCAGCTGCTACCGGCGCAGGCCGAGCTGGCCGATGCGTGGAAGGCGGCGCTGCCGGAAGTCGGGCCGCTACTCATTGCGGGCATGAAGCTGCTGCTCAAGCTGGTCACGAAATTAGGCAACGTCGTTCGCACCCAGCTCATTCCGTGGTGGCACGAATTCCAAAAGACCGAGCGCTTTCAGCAGATGAAAAACATTCTGAAATGGTGCCAAGATCATTTCGGCGCGATCGCGATTACGGTCGGGGTTATAGTCGCGGCCCTCGCGGGCCTAAGCGTGCTCGGCACCATCATCCCGATCATCGTCGCGGTCGCAAATCCGATCGGCCTCATCGTGATCGCGGTGCTGGCCGTGGTAGCCGCGATCGCACTCATGTGGGCGAAGTGGGACGCCATAAAACAAATGTTCCCGGGCACCGCGGCGGTCATCGAGCACTTCATCGAGGGCTTCAAAGTTTCCTTTAAAGCCGGTTTCGATTTCGTGATCGCAATTTTCAAATCGGTCATTGCGATCTTCACCGGCGACTGGGAGGGCGTAGGCACCGCGTGGGCAAAGGTGTGGGCCGACATGGGTGCGATCGCCGAGTGGTGGAAAACGACGCTGATCGAGGTAGCGAAGGCGGTCGGGCAGGCGTTTAAAGATTATTTTCTCCGGGTGTTCGAAGACATCAAAAGCATCTGGACGTGGATGAAGGGTTTTTCGTGGGAGGGCATCAAAAAGATGTTTTCCGAGGGCAAGGAAGCCGCGACCGCCTACGGCCAGCAGATGGGCGGGGGCGAGCAGGAAGCGATCGCGTCGCACTACGCCAGCGCCGCCGGTGTAGCGGGTGCAGAGAAAGCCATCCCCGCGGTGCCGCTCTCGGCTGAAGCGACGAAATCGATCGCCGCCGAGCGGGCCGACATCATTAAGGATTTGGAACGGCCCGAGCTGCGCAACCTCGTCTCGGCGACGCTGACGCGCGAGATGAGCGGTGCCGAAGGCCAGAAGGACGTGCTCGAAAATTTGGTCAACCGCTCGGTCGCCTACAAACGCGCGGGCAAATACGGGGGCATCGAGCAGATGATCAAGGGCGGCTTTTATGGCCCGTATAACCGGGGCGAAACGCAGGCGACGATGGCGAAGGGCCTTTCCGACCAGCGCTCCGAACAGGTGAAGGCCATGATCGACGAAGTGGCCGCGGGCCGCAATGTGATGCGGGGCATGACCGATCAGGGCGTGAACGTCGGGAACCGGGAATACATCCGCGGCGAAGGCTATTCCTACGGGCACGGATTTGGCGAGCAATACAAAACCGCGGCCTATCTTGAATCGAAGAGGGCGGCAGAGGCGGGGGCAAGCGTAGCCGGGCTGGCGGACGGGGGCATCGTCACAAAGCCGATCCTTGCCGCTATCGGCGAGAGGGGACCGGAGGCCGTGGTGCCTTTGTCCCGCGGCGCCGCCGGGGGTGCACCCGGTGCGGCGCACACCGCGGTCCATTTCGCGCCGGTGATCACGGTGAACGGGAACATGGGCGAAGAGGAGCAGCGGGCGCTGGACGCGCGCCTGCGCGATCTCGCCCGGGACTTCGTTTCGCATTTCAAACGGGCGCAAACACACGAACGGCGATTGAGTTACGAGGGCGGCTATGGATAAAGCACTCGACATTCAGCCGCCGATGCCGCCGGAATTCGAGGCGCCGCCCGGCGTGACGATTACCGACCCGATCTGGATCGCGCTCGGGAAACCGGCCACGCCGCGGGTGATCATTTCTACGCAGGGCGACTGGTGGGACACGATCGCCATGCGGGCCTACGGCATGAAGCGCGGCAATGAGCGCCTCATGTATCGGCTCCTTGAGGCAAACTACCCGCTACGGGATGTCTCAAACTTTCCGGCGGGCCTCGCGGTGATCGTGCCCGATCGAGAAATCGAAATCGAAATTCCGCTGGTGCCGTGGAAAAGCGCCGCCGTGGGTCCCGCAAAATGATCGGCCAAGTTCGCGCAGCACATCCGTCGATCAGCATGGGCGGTGAGGATTTTTTCAGTAAGCTGGCGCCCTACTTCATCAGCCTCAGTTACACCGACAACTGCGACGGGAAAAAGGCCGACGACCTTTCGATCGAGCTTTCGGATCGCGACATGAAGTTTATCAGCACATGGGCGCCACAAAAGGGGGCGACCCTCGACGTCGGCATTATCACGGAGCGCTGGTTCACACCGATCGGGTCGGACCTTTCGCTCGACTGCGGCACCTTCTGGATCGACTCCGTAGAATTCGAATTGCCGGATCAAAAGGTGCACATAAAGGCAAACTCGATCCCGACAAATGTGCGTCTCAAATCGGCGAACGAAAGCCGGGGATGGGACGATGCGAACCTGAAAGATATCGCCGACCAGATCGCCGGGGAGAACAAAATGAGCGTCGACTTTCAGGCCGAAAATAACCCGCGCTACACGCGCACCGAGCAGCACGATGAAAGCGCGCTGGGCTTCCTCATGAAGCGCTGCGCAAACGCCAAGCTGGCGATTAAGGTGCACCGCAACAAGATCGTTATTTTCGACGAGGAAAAACTCGAGTCGGAGGCGCCCAAATTTGCCATCGTCTACGGCAACGTCCCGGGGACCGGCTTCGGTTCATTTTACCGCATGGCGGGCGGCACCTTCACCTCGACGATCGCCGACACCGCGAAAAAGGCGAAGGTGAAACACACGGTGGTCGAGAGCGGCGAAACCTCGGAGGGCGAAGCCGAATCGACCGAGGAGGACGATGATGCCGCCGATAGCGACGTCGATCACAACGTGAACGAAGACACCGACGAGGAGCAGGAGGACGGCGGCAACGGCGGCAACGGCGGGAATGGCGGCGGGAACGGTTCGCGCGAGGTGCCGGTGAGCGAGGGCAGCGCCTCGCAGTGGAACGCCTCCGATAGCGTGAAAGCGAAGGCCGTCCTGCGCGACAAAAACAAACACAAATTCACCGGCAAGATCGCCCTCTCGCTCGGCAACCCGCTCATTGCCGCCGGGCAAACTTTCACCCTGAAAGGGGTCGGGCAATACGACGGGACTTGGTTCATCGAATCGGCACACCACGAAGTCGGCCCGGAATATAACACCGAGCTGACCGTGCGGAAGTGCCTCACCGGCTACTGACATGGCACGATCACCGCATAAACTGCCCCGGCGCCGCGCCACGCTGCCCGCCACGGGGCTCATTTGCCCGATCCCGGGCGGTCATACCGCCGGGGGCGCCCGGGCGCACAGGGGGGCCTATGGCTAAAAACATCCTTTCGGACACCGATTACACGAAGGGCTGGGACAACCGATTCGGCGTGGCCGTAGTAATCGGCAAGGTGCAAAAAATCGAGTGCAGCGAAAAGGGGGCAAACGTGCGGGTGAGCATGCCCGACCGGGTCGATCACGAAGGGCAGCCGCTCATCACGAAGCCGGTCCCGGTGCTACAAATAGCGTCGCAGGCGAAAAAGAGCTTCGCCGTGCCCCGGTGTGACGACAACGTGCTCATGGTGAAGCTGGCGAACGGGACCAGCAACTACGTGGCGATCGGCTCCTTTTACACCAGCAAATCCCCGCCGCCGGTCACCGACCCGCTTCTCGATTACACCGAATGGGAAGGCGGGCACACCGAAACGCGCGACGCGAACGAGGACGCCGAGGTATTTCTGAAGCAGGATTTCAAAGGCGGCTGGGATGCCACGATCAAAAAGGACGTGAACCTCAAGACCACCGACGGCGCCAAAATGAATCTGGAAGCCGACGGCGACGTGCTGGTGAAATCGGCGACCGGGAATATCAACGTCGAAAGCCCGACCGGCACGGTGAACATCAAACAGCAGAAGATCGTGCTGGAGGCGACAAACATCGAGCTGAAAGGCGCGGTCAAAATCACCGGCGCCATCGATCACACCGGGAACATGGAAACGCACGGCGTGCACCACGACAATATCGGCTACCACACCGCGGGCACGCAGCGCGATGAACGAATAGCGAAGCTGGAAGCGCAGGTCCGGGCGCTTGAAATCCGGTTCGCGCAATTGGAGGCTCGTTATGGCGGTTGAGGGCATTTACGGCGCGGTGGTTTTCGGGCGTGCCCGCGGGCGCATCCACACCTTTCAGGAGGTGACCCGGCACTACACCGGGCGCTTTAATGCGCACATGGTGCACCTGCGCAAACCGCTGCTGGAGTGGGCCGGGAACGATCTCGTTAAAATAACGATGAACGTGAACCTCGACGCGAGCTGGTGCGGGGACCCGAATCCGATCCTTGCGGAGTGGCATCTGTTCCACGAAAACGCGCTGGCGGCGCCGCTCGTGATCGGCGGCAAACCTATGGGGCCGGGCCTTTCCCTTTTCGTGATCACCGAGCTGCAGGAAACGCACAAACACTGGTTGCCCGGGGGCAAACTAATCGCGGTCGAGCTGCAGGCGACGTTCCAAGAATATATCGCGTTCAGTGAGGGCCTACTTTCACAGCTGGGCATTCCGGGCTTCGGCAGTTTTATCGGTTCAGGAGGACTATAAAATGGCAGGCAGCCTCACTACACCTCCCGGCACCGGCACCGGGGTCCCGCCGATGATCAAGGATGCCTTTCCCGGGCACGGGACGGTCGGAGATCTCGGCGTGAACTGGCGGATCAAATTTGCCGACGCCGACGGCATCCCGCTGAACATGCTCTCGTTTGAAACGATCGATTTCGGGGCCATTGCCTACAAGGAGATTTTTCAAAACGTGAAAACGATTCTGGCAACGCCGGTTTTCAGCGCCGCGCTGGAGCGCCTACTCGGCGTCGATGCCTCGATCGTAGACCGCCCAATTGATAATGCCTCGGAGGCTACGATCGCGATTCTGGACGCGATTTACTATTGGGAACCGCGCGCCGAACTCGTGAACGTGCTCTTCGATGCCGACGTGGTAGCCGGGCACCTCATCTGCGACGTCCAGCTGAAAATCAGAAACGTCATTTTCGGCACGGACACGCCTTACGATCGGAACAGCATTTTCAAAACGCCGCCGGTGGTGCAGGCGCTACCGCCGCCCACGCCGCCCGCACCCGGGGGCGGGGATGTGATCTACGTCGAGGGGCCGCCGGGGCCGGAAGGACCGCCGGGGCCTACCGGGGCAACCGGATCGAAAGGCACCCGGGGCAGCCTCTGGTTCACCGGGGCCGCCGACCCGATCGGGACGATGGCAAACGTGCAAGCGCAGGACATGTATCTGAACACAACAACCGCCGCGATTTTCCAGTTCGACGGCACACAATGGAGGATGATATTCAATGGCGTGGCAACCTAAAGGCAACATCAAAGGCCCGGCGGGGCCAGCAGGCCCGCAGGGAAATGTAGGCGCAACCGGGGCGCAAGGGCCAGCAGGCGCGGACGGCGCGCAGGGGCCACCCGGGGCGCAAGGCCCGGCAGGGCCGACCGGCGCAACCGGGCCGCAGGGCACCCGGGGCAGCACTTGGACGGTCCAGCCGAATGCGCCGGGCACGATCCCGGGCTCGCTTCCCGGTGACATGTTTCTGAATAGTGCGACCGGCGACATTTATCAGGCCGACGCGCCGACCGGGCGTGAAGCGGCGAGGGGCGAGAAGGTTCACTGGCGCAAGGTAATGGGCGATCCCGATCCCGAGGGTTAAAAACATGGCGTGGCAACCCAAAGGCAACATCAAAGGGCCGCAGGGTGCACCCGGTGCACAGGGCGCGACCGGCGCGCAAGGCCCTCCGGGCACACCCGGCGAAGCATGGTGGAGCGGTGCGGGGCCGCCGATCGGGACCGCGCCCGGCACGCAGGTTGGCGACTGGTATTTGGACACCAATAGCGGCATCGTTTACGAGAAAACCAGCGCCTCAATTTGGACGCAAGTAGCGAGTATCAAAGGCCCGAAAGGCGACACCGGCACGCAGGGCTCGCAGGGCATTCAGGGAATTGAGGGGCCGCAGGGGCCGACCGGACAAGCTGAGGCTTGGTATTCTGGCGCGGGTGCACCGGCTACCGGGCTGGGGGCAGTCAACGATTGGTATTTGAACATTTCGCTCGGCGACGTTTACGAGAAAACGGCCACGTCGACATGGACGCTCCGCGGGAACATAAAAGGCCCGACCGGATCACAAGGGCCGCAGGGCAACACAGGCGCGACCGGATCGCAAGGAACTCAGGGGCCACAGGGAATTCAAGGACCACAGGGCACAACGGGCGCACAAGGACCAACCGGACAAGGCGTGCCCGTGGGCGGTGCGCTGGCCGCGATCCTGCGCAAGAAAAGCGCGACCGACTTCGATACGGAATGGAAGCCGCTCGCTAGTCTCCAGCAGACTGCGGTTGCGCCTATGCCAACAGTTGGAGTTACGGCAAAGATGCTCGGCATGGGCAGCACCGCGCAAATTACGCCGACATGCAGCGGCAAGCTGCTAGTCACGATCACGGCGAGCGCGTTCTGGACGACGGGCGGAAATTTCTTCAGTCTTGCCGGGATACGTTATGGGACAGGGACGCCACCAACCAATGGCGCGGCATCTGCCGGAACGCCCATCGGTGCCAGCATGCAGACGGCAACTCAAGCCGCCGTTCCTGTAACCAGTCCAATGACCGCGACAGTCGTAGTTACCGGATTAACCGTTGGAACGGCATACTGGTTCGATCTCGTTGGGCAAGGCAGCAATGCCGCAGCCCAGCTGAATATAACAAACTGCTGGTTTACGATCACCGAACTACCATGAAACAGCGACAATGAAATGGAGATCATGTGGCTGATGACAAAGGCAACCACACCGGCCTCTGGGCGGCTGTCGGGAAGATCGCCGCACCATTCATTGGTGGCGTTATCGCCGCTGCGTTCTGGTTCGGTGTGCGGTCGCAGAAGCTCGCCAGCACGCAGACGGAAATCCTACTCTGGAAGGCCGAAGTCGCGCCGCAGATTCAACGCATGGACAGCAAAGGCACCGCGGCGGGCGAACGGTTTTCACTGGAACAGGCAAAGGAGCTGGGCCGCTTGGATGAGCGCATGAAGGAAGTGGAAAAGGACTCGCGGTCGATCGAAGCGATGAAGTTAAAAATCGAAGGACTGGAGCGGGCGATCCTGATCGACAGGCCGCGCCCGGCGAAGCCATGACCTACACAATCATCGTTCTCCTGCTATGCGTGCTCGGCCTTACCGCGTGCACGATCAAGATCGAACCGCTGGCAAAACCGAAGCTGGTGGTGGTGCACCGGCACGGGAAGAAGCATCACACCGCGCACCGGCGCGCGGCAGCAGAGGGCGCCGCCTACGTCACCCCGCAATGGCTGAACGAATATCATTCGCTGGAGGCCGATCACGGCGGTTACGTGATCCCGGACGACAGCCGAATTCAGGTCCAGAACGACGGAAAAATCAAAGTGCCGCACACGGTCGTTAAGCATTTTAACGACCTGAGCCGCGCGCCGGTTCGGCCCGCCGAGCCGAAACCCAACGAATAAAAATGAAGGCCGAAAAACTGCTCACGATCTCGCCGGTGACGATCTACTACGAGGACGGGGGCGCATACATTTGGTTCGTTTCCGATCTCGACATTTGCAACGACGGCTGCGGCCCGGCACACGGCGACGATTATCACCAGTCGCAGACCGCCTACTATTCCGGCGGCATCGAAGGCGGCAAATACCTCAACGCCGACAAGGACTGCTACATCGTCGTCCCGCCGCAGGTGCGTGCGCAGGTGCCCGGCATAGTGATGGGCTGCCTCGGGCGCCTCACGAATAAGAACACCGGCAAATCGTTTCCCGCGGTGACCGGCGAGATCGGCCCGGACGATAAGACCGGGGAGGCCGCCTACTGCTTGGCGAAAAAGGCAAACCCGGCGATCTCCTACAACAGCGGCGATGAACGCCGGATTTACCTTTACGAGCTGTGGCCGGACATCCCGGCGGTCGTCAACAACTTCACTTACAAACTCCAACCCGCTTAAAAAATATGGCCCTTGTAATTCAGCCGCCCACACCGCCCGAGCCCGGGTCCCCGGACAGCCCGGTTTCCGCGCTACCCGGTGCGCCCGTTTATGGGCTGCCCTACGTGCCCGACATCGACTTCGCGGTCAAAGACCCCACGGTGATCGCGAGCGAGGTTATCGTCGATTATGAGGCCGCGTTTCTGGCCCTCACCGGCATCGCAAAATCGCTGGCGCCCGGGGACCCGGTGCGGCTACACCTGCTCGTCGTGTGCCACTGGCTTTCGCACCAGCGCACGCTGATCGATTTCACCGGCAAACAGAACCTGCTGAAGTATGCCCGGGACGATTACCTCGACAACCTCGCGGCACTTTACGGCGCGCGCGCGATGCGCCTTCCGGCATCCGCGGCGCTGACCACGCTGCGTTTTTCGCTGGCCGGGCCACTTGCATTCACGGTGACAATTCCGAAGGGCACCATGTGCCAAGCGCCGACCGCGGTCGTGTTCAAAACGCTCAAGGATGGCATCATTTCGGCAGGCGACCTGACCGTAGAAGTGAACGCGCAGGCGCTCTCGGATGGCGAGGTCGGGAACGGCTTTGCCCCGGGGCAAATAAACAGCATCATCAACTGGAATCAGTCCTACGGGATGAACGTAGAAAACACCGTCATCACGGCGGGCGGCAGCGAAAAAGAAAACGATGAGCAGTATCGCTACCGGGTCTGGTTGGCGATCGAAAGTTTCTCAACGTGCGGCCCCCGGGACGCATACGAGTTCTGGACGCTCACGGCGCACCCGGACATCATGCAGGCCGTGATTCATTCGGCGCCGGAAATCGCGGGCGAGGTCTGGATTTACCCGCTACTGAAGGGCGGGCAGATTCCTACGCAGCCAATTTTGGATCTAGTTTTGGCGGTGTGCCGGGCCGATACCCGGCGCCCGGTGACCGATTACGTGAGCGTTTTTGCGCCGGTCGTTTTCACTTACCGGCTCAACATGGATTACTGGATCGAAAAGGACAACGAGGTGCTGCTTGAAACGATAAAAAGCAACGTCGAGGCCGCGGCGGCGGACTGGATTTTATGGCAGCGGTCCTATGTGTCCCGGGACCTGAATTGCGACGAGCTGCGCAAACGGTGTTTGCAGGCCGGTGCGAAGCGCATCTTGGTCCATACGCCGACGCCGACCTTTCAGGTGATGAATTACAACCAGCTGGCGGTGCACAATGAGGCCGTCGGTAGCGAGCCGATCGTAAACTTTGTCGGGCTGGAGGAGGCATGATTTCTCTTATCAACACCACACGCGAAACACGGCGCGGGCTGCTGCCAAGCGGGAGGGAAAGCCCCGCGGCATCCCGCGCCACATTTACTACGTCGTCGCTTTTCCTTCCCGAGCCGCCGATCTGCGATACCGATCTCTGCCGCTGCGGGCATCAACGGCGCGGGCATGAGGCGAAGCGCGGCAGGTGCTACATGAAGGCGTGGGCGCGGCATCGGTGCCCGTGTTCGCTTTTCAGGAGGCCCGGGGCATGAGCACCACGCTGCGCACGTCCAAATTGATCGACCTGTGCACGTCGTCGATTTCCTACGATGCGCAGGTGAAATCGGCCTGCGCGGCCTTTGACCGGCAGATGTATCAGATCATCGACGAGACCGGCGTCGTGATCATGATCCCGAATATTATGGGCATCAATGACCCGGCGCTCATCGATATTCTGGCGTGGCAATTCCACGTCGATTTCTACGACGCGAACCGGCCCCTTGAGTTCCGAAAAAACCTCGTCCAGAAGTCGATCACTTGGCACATGCGCAAGGGCACCGTGGCACTCGTGCAGGAGGTGCTCGACACGTATTGGCCCGGGGGCGCTACGCTCGTCGAGTGGTTCGATTACATGGACCCGCTGCCGCCTAATTACCCGACCGCACCGGGTTGGCATGACCGTTATCGCTTCCGCGTTTACGTCGACGAGAACATCATCGTCGACCCGGACACCGAGCAGGCGGTGCTGGAATTGATCGACCGTTATAAGCCGGTCTCCCGGTGGTGCGAAGGAGTTTTCAGGGCCATCGCCAGCGATTGCACGATCGGCTGGTGCGCCATGCTGCTGCGCTTCATTTACCGCGAAATCGACGCGCCCGATCTTATCGCGCACGGCTACCTGCTATCCGGGCCATCGACCTGCGTCCCGAACGTAGCATCGGCGCCGTTCACCGTGGCGCTGCGCGTAGGCGACACGCTGCCAGACCCGGTTATTCTTACGCCGAACGATGGCACCGCGCGTGGCACGTTCACGCCCCGAAACCTCACGCTCACAACGGAAACCCGAACCGGGACCTTCACCTACACTGCCCGCGCCGCGGGCACGGTGCAGATCGGCGTCACGAATAACGGCGGGCTGGCCAACCCGGCAGCGATCACGGTGGTCAGCGGCCCTTAAAATGTTAAAAAGTAAAAGGAGAAACCCATGTCACTAGCCAAACAAGAATTCACAGACGCGGGCCGCAGCATGCTGGGCCGGGCGCAAAATGCGGAGTTACTTCGCGTCACGAAAATCGTGGTCGGTAGCGGCGTGGCATCGGCGCCGAGCGAACTATGGCCGCTCACCGCGCTGAAAGCCTACGTCATGGACGTCGTGATTTCGTCGAAGCGCGATCTCGGGAACGGCATCATGCTGGTCGAGGGAAATTTCCGCAGCGACCAAGCGCCGCATGCTTTCGATTTGCGGGAGGTTGGCGTCATGGCGCACATCGCCGCGGAGGCCGACCGGCTTTACTCGGTCTCCAACGTTTTTGCCGAGACCCCCGATCACATCGACCCGGCGGCGCCTACGGTGCAGGTCTTCAAAATCAAAATGATCGTCGACCGGATTCCTACCGGGAACATCACGGTCTCGATCGGGCCGAGCGAAGCGGTGATGGGCGAAAACATTGGCTCGGACACGACCGGCCCCGGCCCCTACAAAGAGACCACCGGCAACGTGCTGCGCTTTAAGCGGATCGTGCAGGGCACCGCGATGGAGATTCACGATGAACCGGGCGGCGACACGATCTACATCGGCACATCGGTCCTGCACAATAACCTCGACCTTTACGTGCCGGAAACCTACCCGGGCATCACCGACCCGAACGTGCTCTTCCCGACGATTCAGGCGGCGCACGATTACCTTTTGCAGTTTCACATCCCGCCGGACAAGCTCGCCACGATTCATTTGTGGAAAGGCCTCTTCGACGGGCGGGTCACGCTCGGGCACCCCGACAGCCAGCAAATTTTCCTCGTCGGCCAACCGCGGATCGACATCCCGGTCACCGCCATCAATTACGTTTCACCCACGCAAAAGAACGTGGCCTGCGCGAATGCCGCCGCGACGGGCCTAACCAACGGGGTGCCGTGCTACCTGATGAATGTGGACGCGGGCTGGGCGGGCGGGTGCGTGGCGCAGAATGTGGCAGCTGCGTTCGTCACCTGTAGCACGCTCAAGCGCGACACGCAGGCCGTCTACAATCTGAGCGACACCGGGCAGTTCGGCGCGGCGCGCCGGTTGACGTGGATGCCCTCGATCATTTACGTCGCCAACCCGAATCCCGGGCAGCCGTGGCCCGCTACGCATGTCAACGTCGCGGCGCCCAACGGCCTCAACGTCCAGAACGTTTGTGTCATCGGCGGCTTTCACGGCCTCTCGCTGGGCGGCACCCGGTCGACGGTTAAGGATGTCTACATCACCGGCTGCGGCGTCGCCCTTTCGATCGCAGGCTACTGCGTGGTCGGTTGGCCATCCGATGTCGTGTGCACCGACAGCGATTTCGGTTTCGGCGGCGGGGGCACGCTGGTCGGGCACAACCAAAACGTGAACCTGTGCGCGAACGCATGTGGCGCGGGCATCTCGACCGGCGACGGGAGTGGCTACGGTGCGATCCCCGGCGTCCCCGCGATCTCGGGCAAAGTGTATTTGAATCACTGCTATCAGGGGGCGAGAAACTGGGGCGCAACCATTGAGTTAGGCAATGTTTATTTCGTGAATTGCGACGTCGGCCTTGAGGCCGATTACGGCGGCATTTTTATCTTCGGCCCCTTTTCGAATTTCCGCGGCAACAACGGCGTGGACCTGAAGGCGTTTGGAACGAGCTTCATCACCTACAAGCAGGGCACCGGCGGCGCGCCAACCTGCAACCCCGCCGCGGGCCTTAGCGGCGGGAATTATGGCTCCTATATTTCGGTCGTCCCCTAAGCGCCCGGGGCACGGTGTGAGATGCTTCGGTGCGCTTCCGGGCATGAATAGGCGCCGCCGGGGACCACGTTCCCGGCGGTGCAATACTTCCGATAATTTTCGTGCCAGTCCCGGCGCTTACGCCAATTGAGCCGCTGGTCCATATCGCGCACGAATAAAAAGGCGCCCCGGTCGATCTGGACGTGCGTGCGCATGATGCCTTTGAGGCGCTGATATTCAGCCCGGCGCTCTTCAAACGGAAGCGCCCGGAGGCGGTCGCGCTCGGCCTTGTCGGCCTCGGTGTAAACCCGGCGCTGGGGTGCCGCGGTGAAGAAGGGGTCGATGGGCATGCTACAGCAGGTCACCTTTCGCGGCGGCCTCCGAGGCCCGCTTCGCGGCACGCTGATCGAGCAATTCCATTATCACGGCCCAGTTCTCGTCCCGCATGAACTCGGCGACCCGGTCGGCGGGGATTTTGTCGAAGGTTTGCTCCAAATCGATCCAGCCCTCGTCGAGGGCCATTGCGATGAAATCGTCCGGCGTGCAATTCCCAACCGCCAGCAGGGCGGCAAACTTCTGGTGCGGGGTTTCGGCCTTCTTCTCAATCGAACGGGCCGCCGGGGCCGCCGGGCTTTTCCGGGTCAGCGTCGGCGCTTTTTTTTTCGGCTCCTCGACCTTGCGCTCGGGCGCGGGAGGCACCGGCGTGGGCTCCACGTCGACGACGGTGCCGCCATTCGCGGCGGCTGGGCCGGTGTTACCCGGAAACACCGGGCGCGCGATGTCGGCGGCCCCGGCGGCCTCAATCTCCTCGGTGATAAACATGCCGCCCAGCATGGTCGGGAAGGAGCTGCGTAGGGCGTCGGCCTCGGCGCACTTTACGATCATCCCGGCGGGATCGTCTTTCCAGATGCCGTAGCCTTTGTTAAAGCGCTCCAGCCGGACCCGCTTTTTCATCGGGTGCGCCCGGTTCTTGAAAAACACCGTGGCCCAACCGCCGAGCACCCGGTCGTTGGGCATGTGCCAGTCGCCTATGAGATCGTGGATGTTTCCCTCGCGCAAAACGATCGTGCCGCTATCCATGCCATCAAATTCCGGGTGCAGCTCGGCCCGCTTGAGAAAAGCTTGGTGGGCGGTGATTAGCGAGAAGGACGCGCCGTGCTGGCCATCGTAGCCGATCAAAAATGCGTCGCCCTCAAAGGGATTAAGCTTCCGGGCCTGACACATGAGCATAAAGCGAAAGGCATCCTCATCGGTGCACGTTTTGCCGGTCTTCGTTTTGACCGCGATCATCCGCTTTACCAGCTCGATCGAGAGCTGGATTTTGTCTTTCGTGCCGAAGGGCACAAACTCGATTATTTGCTTTCCTTTTTCCTCGCTCATTCCTCCTCCTCCTCGTTGCCCGCGGTGCGGACTTTTAATTTCTCTTTGCCGGTCGCCAGCGTGACCACGAGATCGTCGTAATGGTAAACGATATCACCGCCCGGGGTCCGGCCTATGGCGTCGGCGTTCGCATGAAGCGCGGCGACCAGATTCCCCTTCGCTTCGACTTCCCTTTTCGTGTGCTCCATTCGCGTATCGCGGGCCGTCACGTAGCGGTCGACGAGCACGTCAACCTCGGGCACACGCACCTGCGCAACGCCCGGCCCGGTGAGGCCCGGGAGTTCGCCCCGGCCATTCGTCGGTGTTTCAGACATAGAGAAGCTCATGCGGGCACAGTGCGCCCGGCGTCGGCATCGGCAAACTTGTCGTAGACCTTATCCTTCAGCCCGGCGGTGAGCAGGCCCTCGATTAATTCCTGCATGGGCATCCTCCTTTGGACGCTCAAGACCCGGATGCGGTGATGCAGCACATCGGCGATCTTTACCGTGCGGGTCATCAACGGGCGCGGGTGCGCCACCGGAGTGGTTTTGGGTTTTCGTGCATTTTTCACAATGGGGAGCTTGACACTCTCCGCACAAAGGGTCAAGTGGAAAAGTGCGAAAAAATCCCAAGGCGATCGCGATCCCGCAGATCAAGACGCTGGAGGAGGCCGACGCGCACCAGCGAAAGCATGGCTTCCCGGCAATCATCTCGGCCCGGGAAAAGCAGCTTGACCGGGTGCACGGCGCCGTCGACCTGAACGATCGAAAGCCGAAAAAGCTGCGCGGCGTCGAGCCGCCGAAAATGAACCAGACCGAGCGCGAGTTCTCGGTGCTACTGCTGGCGCAAAAGGTGCACGGCCAGATTCTCGATTTCGTGTTTCAGGGCCTGCGCCTCCGGTGGGGCGGGGGCATGAACTACAAAGCCGATTTCACCGTGCGCCGCACCGATGGCGGGATCGTCGTGATCGAGGTGAAGGGGCCGCAAATATGGGACCGGGACATCGTGCGCTTTAAAGGGTGCCGCGCCGAGTGGAAGGACTGGTTCGATTTCCAAATGCACCAACGCGCCGAAAACAAAACATGGTCCCGATTACTGTAGGCCGCCCGGTTACAACGCCATCGAACCTCCTGCGGCGCATGCTATGCCCCGGGAGTGCCCGCATGGAGGCGAACATGCCCGACGAGGATTCCGAGGATGCCCGGGTCGGGCGCTTGTTTCACCGCTACTGGACCAACCCGAATTACGACCGCGCCTTTCTCACCGATGCCGAGCGCGACCTGCTCGACCTGTCCGACCGCCTGCTGCGGGATGTTCTGAACCAGCTCGCCTTCGAAAACGAAGACGACGTGTTCACCGAACACACGATCGAAACCCGGGACGGCAAATTCACCGGCACGCCGGACCAAGTTTACGTGTGGAAGCAGCGCCGGACGGCCCTCGTAAATGACCTGAAAAGCGGCTTCGGCGTGGTCGAGCGGGCCGAACTGAACCTGCAACTGCGCGGCTACGCGGTGCTGGTCGCCGACCAGATTGTGTCATGGCCCGTGGAGCACGTTTACGTTTCCGTTTTGCAGCCCCGTTTGTGGGCGCCCAGCGACCGCATCACGATGGCGCACTACGTGCCGGGCGACATAAATCTGGCCCGGGAGCAGGTCTACGGCATCATCGCGGCCTCCGAGGCCCCCGACGCGCCCCTACACGCGGGCGAGGAGCAGTGCCGCTACTGCCGGGCCAAGCTTACGTGCCCGGCCTTCCGGGCGGCGCTGGCGCTACCCGTGGCGGCCTTTAAAAGCGAGCTGGACCTTTCAAAGACGGCCCGGGAGGCCTTCATCGAGGCCCGGGTGAAAGCGTGCACGGACGAGCAGCTGGAGACCGTGATCGCGGCCTGCAAGCTGGCGGGCTTTGTCGAAAACCCGGCCCGGGATGAGGCCCGCACCCGCATCGAGGCGGGCCGGTTCCAAAACTTCGTTCTCGGCAAGCCGAGCGAGGTGCGCTCGATCACGAATGTCCGCAAGGCGATGGCCATGCTTATTCTGGCCCGGGTCGCTACGCGCGACGAAATCCTCAACGTTTGCGAGGTGCCGGTGAAACCGCTGGAGGAGATTTACCGTAAACAACATGGGGGCACATGGCAGCAGGCCCGGGACAAAGTGAACAAGGTTCTCGATTCCGTGCTGGCGCGCGAGCCCCGCAAGCCTAAAATCCTGCCGAAAAAATGAGCCACGAACGATGCCGCTCCTGTAACCAGCGAATCCGCTGGGCCGTGACGGTGAAGGGCCGCCGCATGCCGATCGACCCGGTGCCGGTGCCCGACGGCAATATTGAGCTGGAGGAGCGCGAGGGATTCCTGACCCCGCTGGCAATTGTGCGGGTGAACATTCCGACCGGCGAGCCGGTGCCGCCGGTGCTCTACAAATCACATTTCGCAACGTGCCCGCAGGCGGGCAAATGGCGGTCGCGCACATGAGCGCCGAAATCCCCGACCGCGAATACCTGCGCGAAACCGCGCGCTTGATCGAGGCGCGCCTGCCCGATAACTACGGCTTCATCTGCTTGGCGTTTCCGTTCGGCGAAGGCGGGCGCTTGTTCTACACCAGCAACGCGCGGCGCGAAGATGCAGTCGCGGCGCTGAAGGAATGGCTGATTCAGGCGGGCGGCGAAGAGGAATGGATGCGGCACATCAAATGAGCCACGTCGCGCCGGAACATTCGGGCCGGGGGTGCACCCGGTGCGGCGAGCAGAACGGGCACGCCGCCGATTGCCCGCAACTCGAAATCGAACGCCTGCAGCGGGCGAACGACGAGCTGTTCCGAATCAAGCAGCGGGTCGTGATCGCAAACCGGGACCTGATGTATGCGAACAAAAAGCTGGCCGAGCTGATCGAGGCGCGCCCACACGATAAGGACTGCCCGCGCTTTCTGGCGAACGGCAACCTTCTCCCGGACGGCAGCCGCCGGATGTGCAATTGTTGGAAACTGGAAGCGGCCCGGTGCGTGAAATGAATCCCGAACTACAAGCGCAAACCGACGCCGTAGTAAAGGCGATCGCGCACCTCGAAACGACGCTGCGTGCGGACATTTTGATTGCCGCCACGGCGGTCTGCATCATTCTAATCATTCTCGCCATTTTCCGGCGGTGAAGGTGTGGGTCGAAACCCGGCTCGTCAAACCGCCCGCGCACACGGTCACCGGGCGCTTCGGGTGTTCGGTGATGTTCGTCGGCTATTGCAAATGGGCGAACGAATGGCGCTGGCTCCAGCCCGGCGGCATCGAGGAAAAGATCGCCGAGCCCGAGGCCCTCTTTCTGGAGGAGGATTACATTGCGAACAACCTGCTCCCTACACCGCGCGGGCGCCGGGAAAAGCCCGCCCGCATACACCGCGGGAAGCGCGGCGAGCAGCTCGTTTTGGGCCTTGAGGATAACGAGTGAATAAGAATCTTTGAGAAAACTCTTGCCGCACCGGGGCGCGCGGGCACATCGTGAGGCGTTCAATGTTCAGCGCACCGAAATCTTCCAGTCTGCGGCGAGGCGCGGGCGCATTTTCTCAAATGTGCCCGGTGCTGAACCGCCGAGCCGCAGACTTGAGGGTTGGCTACTAAGGCCCGCCGGGAGCTTTTCGCGTGCCTTTATCGAGCGACGATTTCCGCGCCCGCATCGCCGCCAGTAAAGCAAAACTCGAAGCCGACCGCCCCAGCATCCCGGCCCCGCCGCCCCCGGCACCAACGCTGGAATTGTCGGCGCCGCGCGGGCGCAAACAGAAGGCGATCCAGCGCGCTACCGGCACCGGCGCCCCGGTCGACATTCATGCCGGGCCGCCGCACGCCAACGAGGCCGAGCAGGCCGTGCTGGCCGCCATGATGCAATACCCGGACCAATGCGTGCCCGAAGCCCGCCGGGAACTCACCCGGGCGCATTTCTACAACCCGATCAATGCCGAGCTTTTCGACGTCATGCTGGCCCGCTACGATGCGGGCACCGTAGAAAAGCCGTGGCTGATCCCGCTCACGATTTATTTGCGCGACGCCAAGCGGCTGGACGCGCTGGGCGGCGCCTTCTACATCACCTCCCTCTTCACGACCGGCATCGCGCAAACGTCGGTCCCGTGGTATGCGCAAATTCTCCGGGAGAAGTTCGTGCTGCGGGAACTCATCGCGCTGGGCACGAAGCTGGTTCGCGCTTCCTACGGCGCGATCGATGATGAAGTCGGCGACATCCTCGACGATTTTTCGCGCTGGCTCGACCGGGTGAAATACGACAACGCGGGCCTCAACGGCAGCGACCCGCAGCGGATCGAGGTGCTACACGCATTCAATGCCCGGGGCGACCCGAATAGCCTCATCGGGCGCCGCTGGCTCGTCCGGGGCGGCACGTCTCTGTGGGCGGGCGGCAGCGGTTACGGCAAAAGCGCCCTCCAAATGCAGCTGGCAATCTATTGGGGCTGCGGGCGGGAATGTTTCGGCATGCACCCGGGACGCCCGATGCGCAGCCTCATTTTGCAGGCCGAAAACGATCTCGGCGACATGGCCGAGCAATTTCAGGGCGTGTATGCGGGCATCGCCGCGACGCAGGATTTCAACCTTGAGGAGTGCAAGGCGCTCATCGAGAAGAACGTGATCATTCACCGAATCGTCGGCAAGACCGGCGCCGCCTTTCTGGCGCTGGCCGACGGCCTTATTCAGCAAACGCGCTGCGACATGCTCTGGATCGATCCCCTTTTCGCCTTCGCCGGGTGCGACCTTCTCAACCCCGAGAAGACCGGGCGCTTTCTGCGGGAGGGCCTTTTCCCGATCATAGTGAAGCGGAACGTGGCCTGCCATGTGCTGCACCACGTCGGCAAGCCGGTTCGGGACAAAGATGAAAGCGTGACGCCGATGAGCGAGATCGATTATCAATACCTCGGCTTCGGGACCAGCGAGATACAAAACGCCTTTCGGGCGGTGAACGTGCTGGTGCCGATCGCGCACTCGGGCGTCTACAAGCTGGTCCTGTCAAAGCGCGGCCAGCGGGCCGGTGCGAAGGACATCGAGGGCAATTTCACGCAGACCCTTTTCCTTGAGCATTCCCGGGAAGGCATCTGCTGGCTGCCGTGCGCGGCGCCGGATGCCGCCGGTGAAGGCGCCCCGGGCCGCCCGCCGACTTTCAAGCTGGAGGACGTGCTGGCCGAGATGAGCGTCGTTCACGCGGTGAAAACCGGCACACTATGCCGCCGCCTGCACGACGAGCGGAACATGAGCCGGTCGACCTTCTTCCGGCTATTCGATGAAGGCAAAGCCGAAGGCCGGATCGTGCCGGGCAGCGAAGAAGGCGGCTGGGTGCGCAAGGAGGCCGAATGACCGGGGAAGGTCCCATAATTATGGCGGTTCGGCGTAAGCCACCGAGAACCGCCATTGAAAGCATGGGACCAGAAAAAAAATGGCGAGTCAAGAATTAAAGACAAAATATTTTTTCGCCCGGCTGGACCGGGAGGGCCGGATCGTGATGAACCGCATCACCCGGCAGCGAGCTTGGCAGCTGCGGCGGATCGCGGCGGGCCTTTGTCGGGTCTGCGGGCAGGAAGCGTGCGGGCGCGGTTTGTGCCATGCCCACGCGGTGAAAAAGCGCGAGCGAGTGCGGGCGGCACTTGGCTGCCGTCGCCGGAATTTCGGAGCGGCGAGTTATGCGAAAATCACCAGCAAGTAACTTCTTAATCAAGCGCGCGACGCGCGCCGATCCCATAAATAGGGGACCCGGGCTTTCGCCCACCCTATTTATGGGACCGGCGCTAACGCTAGGAGAAAGTTCCAGAAGGAGCATTTATGGCACCGCGCAAAACTAATTCTGAAACGCACTGTGGCCCGGGGTGCTATTGTCCGCCGGTCGCCGGGCAGGCCCACGCCGCCCGGGTGCACGAGTGGATCGCGTCGGTAAACCCGGAGGCGCTCACCGCGGACGGATTCGATGAGGCGATCGTAGGCGTGGCCGAACGGTGCGGGATGCCGCCGGTGGTCGTTTACGATGCCCGCCGGTGCATCGAAATCCTCGTGGCCCGGGACGGCATGAGCCCGGAGGAGGCCGACGAATTTTTCCGGTTCAATACCCTCGGGGCATACGTAGGCCCGCACACGCCGCTCTTTCTATGGCGCCGCCCGGCATGAACGAAGGCGCGATTGACGACCTGACCGCGGTGTGGGTGCGCCTCACCGATGCCCTCGATTACCGGGCGGGCAAATGGTGGGCGCCGGACGAGCGCGGCGTGTGGCGCCGGGTGAGCTGGCCGAACGTGCACGACCTGCTTTACGATCTCGGCATAGGCGCCGAACCGGCCCCGGGCGCCGCCGACCCGGAACGGGATCGGATGATCGAGGAATTCAAACGGCGGGACCGGGCGACACATCCCCGGCCCTATTCAGACGTGGCCGCCGCACAAAGGCGTTTCGGGCGCGGGCGCATGCTCGACGAGCCCCGGTTCAACGGCTGGGAGGATTTCGGGCGATGAGCGATCCCGCCGATACCGGGTGCTGCGGGTGCGGGTGCCTTCTACTGGCGGCCTTCTTTTTTCTCCTCTTGATCGGCCTTCTGTGCCGATGCGTGTAGCAAACACCGGGCGTCACCGGGCAAAAGGGGGCCGAAACCGGCCTCAAAAGTATTTTAAGAAATCTTTAGATTTCCACTTGCGCACTTGTAGAAACGTGCGAAAGTGTGAGCATGACAAACCGAATCCTAGTAACCGCCCACAAGGCGATCGCACACGCGCATCACCATCACCATGTGATCGAGGATGCGATTCACTTCCTACACCTCCTGCACACCTTTCTGCACGGCTAAGAGAAAAATGAAAAACGCACAAATGACAGCGCGAGCTGATAAAGGCCAAGTCGCCCGGCCCATCGAAGTGGGCGACATCGTTTTAAACTTCGGCGCGGTCGTTCGCGTCGAGCAAATCGACGCCGAGCGCGGCCTGCTGGTGCGGATCATTCCGTGGCAGCGGTGGGACGGCGCCCGGTGGGTCCAGCAGGGCGGTGTGGGCCAGCGCTACTTTGCCAACCCGGCGAAGTGCGCACCGCGCACCGCGGCGACGGTCGGATGGCTGACCACGGCGGACCTTAACGGCGGGGCTGCGGCATGACCGCCGCACCGGCACGCATCATCGCCCGGGGCGCCGGGTGGGAGTTCTGGCTGATCCGCGGCGAGGTTTATCGGTGCGCCGAGGGCGGCGTGCAGGACATTTACGGCCTCCCGGCAAGCCGCCGGTGGGAGTGCACGGTCGAGCATTTCCGGCACTACCGGGCGGTCTACGATTGGGCCGCCGATGTGCCCGAAACCGGGCCTCGAAAATAGTTTGAGAAATCTTACAAATTCCACTTGCGCACTTTTCCACTGGTGCTATTCTACGGCATGACAAAAACATACGTAAACAAAGATGGGCACATCGCCTGCGAGATGTGCGGCACAGTAAACCCAACCGATCCCTGCACGAAATGCACCGCGCACGCGGCCAGCATGGAGGCCGAGCGCCAAGCGCAAATCGCCGGGTCCGCGGCCTTCGCCGCCGACCTTATTAGCGTCGAGCGCACCGCGGTCAAAAAGGGCTTCCAGTTCGTCGGCACGCTGGCGAACGGCGAGACCCTGATGCTTCGCGCGGTCGCCACGAAACCCTACACCGTAGCGGCGATCCACGAGCGCAGCGTCGTTTCGAAGTTCGACATGCCCGACCCCCGCGGCTTCGTGACCTTCCACAATGCGGCCCCGCGGCCCGCCGGAAACTGGGACCGGATCATTCGCCTCGTCCCGATCGGAGGTGCGGCATGAGCGGCGCCTACGATTACCTCGCGGTTCAATACGGCCCGGCATGGGCGGTCGTGCGCAAGGGCGCACGGCCCATCGCCGAAAACATCACCGAGGCCCGGGCGCGCCAGATGGCGGCCCGCATGAATGCGGCACCGCAGATCACGCCGATCCGGGATGAGGACCTGCCGCCGCAATTTCAAGCCGCCAACTTCTACGTGAGCCCGGTGAGCATGGTCGAGGCCTTCAAAGCCTACTGCCGGGCGAACGGGATTTTCTACTATGCCCGGCCCCGGGAGGATTTTTCGGAACACGAAGGTTACGAGCTGGCCGCGAAAGCGGGCGCCCGCTACATCCTACTGGAGGACCTTTCGTGAGAAACCGCCGCATCTCGTGGCGCCCGCCGCTCGCCTGTCCCTTGTGCGGCAAATTGGAAAAAGCGGCGATGGTATTTCCTAAACGGGCAGCGCATTTGTGGTCACTGCGTATCGCGCCGCGTGAAACGCCCCGATGGCGGCAAATGCAAGGCTACATGAACGCGGCACAGGAGGCACTTTTACACGAGGCGGCCCGGTCCCCGGACGGCACGATCTTGGCGATCGGCTACGGGCGGCACGGCTACACCGGGAACATCAACGGGCGCAAATTCACCGTGCACGCGCGGGCGACCGCGATCGCGCTGGAGCGCCGGGGCCTCGTTGAATATTTGAAGCACGCGAGCTGGGGCTGCGTTTACCGCATCACCGCGGCGGGCAAGGAGGAGGCTACGTGAACCACGAGCTGAAGGCGGCCCCGGAGTTTTTTGCCGCCGTGGCGGCGTTCCGAAAGACGTTTGAGATACGGCGCAACGACCGGGATTTCAAAGTGAAGGACCGGATCATGCTGCGCGAGTGGGAGGGCGGGCGCTACACCGGCAGATGGCTTGCGCGGCGCATTACTTACATCACCGACTTTGAGCAAAAGGACGGCTTCGTGGTCATGGCTATCGAGCCGGATTTCGTGCCGCCTAAAAAGTGGGGTGCTACATGAAGGCGCACGAACGGATCGCGGCGGCCATGCGGGCAAACGAGGATTGGGTGCTCGGGAACATTGCGCGCTTCGGTGCGTGGCACCCGGTCGGCGTTCTCACAATTGCCGAGCACAACGCCATCGACCGGCTGAAGGCCCGGGGCGCGATCAAATACTGCCGGGTCCGGGGCGGCTACGTGCGGGCGGGAACATGGGCCAAACCCGGGCCTAAAAATAAATCAAAAAATCTTTGATTTTCGACTTGCGCACTATTACACCTGTGGCATTGTGGGGCATGACAAAAGCAAATAATAGCAGCAACGGGAACGGGGCGCTTGCCCGCGTTCATACTTCGATCGACCCCTACTGGCACAAACACCTCGTCGTTTTTCCGGGCGGCATGCCCAGCGAGTGGATGGATAGCAAAGCCGACGCCGAAAAAATCGCGGCGGATTTCAACGCCCGCATGGCGGTCGCACCGATCACCTCCAAGATCACGTATCACAAGACCGAGGGCGCGGCCATGAGCTGGATGCGCTCGATGAACGGCACGAAAAGTTTTAACACCCGCCGGGGCCGCGCCGACCTTCGCGTCGTAGTGCAGGCCGGTGACCGCTGGGCGGTGTGCGATCTGCGCACCGCAATCAACGCCGGGGCGAAATACACTTGGGAGGTTTAATAGCCATGACGAACGACACGAACGAAACGCAAACGGTCGACCTGATCGCGGTGCTCAAGCAGCACCTCCCGGCGCCGAAAAACTACAACGTGCAGGCGCCTTTCGGCCCGGCACGCAAGCCCGGCGAAACCCTCGCCGAATATCTGAACCGCTACCGCGGGGGAGGTGCCCGATGAGGTTCATGCACGGCACACCGATCCTCGCCAACTTGTTAACATGGATCGGCAACACCGGGTCCGCCGAGGCCAGCGACTTCGGCCCGGAGGGCCTACGCCTTCATCAGGTGTGGCCTGACGCATGCGATGAGGGCTTCACCCTTGTCAGCATGCGCACCGGCGAGCTGGTCACCTTCGTGGCCTGCGGGCACATCATGCGGGAAGATGAAATCGTGGGCTGGGTGTATCGGTCGATCGACCGGCGCACCGGGCGCGTCGACAAAAGTGCCTTCGGCATGACCGTCAAAATCTGGAACGACTAAATGAACGACGCCCTTCTATTCGGCCTGCACCGCTACAAACCGCTGCTGCGGCCCGCGTCGGCGTGCACGCTACCGCCGGGCATTGACTGGCGCTATTGCGAAGCGCCGCCCGACGTGGCGCACCGGCGGCCCGACATCCCGCCGAGCGTGCACCGCTACGGCGTAATCGCTACCGACCGGGCGCTTACCGCCGAGGAGTGCGAACACTTTTCACTGGAGGCCCGGTGACGCTGGCGCTACGGCAGGCGCAACTTTTCGAGTGCGCGGTGTGCAAGCAATACATCGACGACGCCGCCCGGCAGGAGACCGCGGTGCGGGATGCATTGTTCGGCGCCCGGGCCTACGCGGTCTGCCCGGCATGCGGGCAGGAGGCCCCGGATTTTAAGACCCGGGCGCTGGGCGCCTACAAACGCCGGGCCGACCGCTGGATCGCAAATGCCCGGATGCGTAAGGCCGACGAGGCGCTGGCCGACATGAAGGCCGCCGCCGACATCCTTCGGCAAGAGTGGAAGATGTCGGTGCTGGAGCGCGACCGGCATGAAGCGGCGATCCGGCGCACCCGGGCGCATTGGCAGCAGGCCCTCACCGAATATCACGCGGCGCGGCGATCCCGCCGGGAGGCGGCGCCATGAGCGACAGGAGGCCGTTAAACCGCACCATGTGCGCTACGTGCCCGTGGAGGCCGGGAAGCCCGCACGCGGGCCTGCGCGGCTACCTTGAGGAGCGGGCGCTCGGGCATGAATCCCGGATTTGCCATAACACCGGCCTGAGCCCCTTCACCGGCCCGACCGGCAAGAAGGAGCGCCTATGCCGCGGCGCCCGGGACGCCCAGCTGAAGTTTCTCGCCGGGATCGGTTTCCTACGTGAACCGACCGACGCGGCATGGACCGCCCGGTGCCGGGAGATGGGCATCCCGCAGGACCGGCCAAACCCCCGAAAAAGGGGCCGAAAAATATTTTGATTTATTTTCACTTTTCCACTTGCGCACGTTTCCACGGGTGCTATAGTGCGGCATGACAAAAACAAATAAGGCAGTGAAAAGCAGCACAACCTACATCAAATTCTTCTCGGACGAGGGTGAAGCATCGAGCTGGATGCGCATGCGCAACCAAGCGCGCCTCTCGGTCGGCAACCGCGACATTTTCGCGGTGGTAGATGGCCCGGAAGATAACTTCGCGGTCGTCGACCTGCGCACCGCAATCGAACTGGGCGGCGGCTACCGCTGGGAGGTTTAATATGGGCGCCCCGAAAAACTACAGCACGCGGTCCCTGACCGCCGAGGACCAACCCGAAATCGACGCGGTGCTCGCAGCCAACCCCGGTTGGAAATTGAAACACGCCCGGGAGAACGTGGCCCGCAAGCTCACCGGCATCGCCCGGCAGCACCTCGACCTTGAGACGCTAGAAACCCGGAACAGCGATTCGCTGGATTTCCATGACCTTGCGGTGTGGGGCATACGTGCCGCCGGTCAGGAGGCCCGATGAAGCGCAACTCCGACAAAATGATGGCCCGCCTCGCGGCGGGGAGCGGCCCCCGGTGCAATGCCCACGGCGACATGCCGGACGGGCGGCACGTAACGGAACTCGAAAACGCCGATCTGAACATCGCCGAGCTGCGGTTCAAGCAGGACGCGATCCGTGAGGAAGGCGGCGACGAGGGTGCGGTGCGTAAAATCGAAACCGAAATCGAACGGCGCCGGACCCCGGCGCCCGCACGCGAGCCGCGCTTCCACCCGCGCTACATGAACATCACCGCGATCACGACCGAGGCCCGGCCAGTTTCCACACAGGTGTGGATCGAAACGGAGGCCGACCTTCACGAGGCCGACCGGGTGCTAACCAAATGGTGCTCGCCCCTCGACGAAAAATGGCACGGTCGGATCGTGCTGGCCTCGGTGTTCGACACCTTCACGAAGGTCCAGCGCAATTTCATCCGCGACGGCGCGGTGCTACGGGGGATCAAGGCGTGAAACTTTACCGGCATTATTTCGCCCGGTCCCGCCGGGGCTGGGTGCTACGGACGCGGCCCATGACCGCCGCGGAACGTAAACGATGGCTGAATTTATGGTGAACCGGGGCACCTCTTGTCATGCACCGCCGCCCGCGCGGGCACGACCCCGGGAGCGGGCACTCTTTATCGATACCGCCGGGCGCGGCCCCCACGGGGCGGTCGCTACCCGGCGGCACGATATGGACAAACGAAAACACAACCCACCAACCATGAATAGCAAACTGCTGGCGGCGGCGCTCCTTGCGCTGACGTTGGCCACAGCGGGCGCGGACCCGGCGAGCGCGTGGAACGCATCCGACCGGGGGCACCGGCACGGCAGCGGCACCCGGGCGGCCCGGCACGAAAGCCACAATTACATCATCGAGCGGCAGCAGGCCGGGCAGGTTTCCGGCGTGCCGATTAGCCGCCGCATCATCGGGTCCCGCGAAATCGACATCTACCGGGACGGCTCGATGTTCGAGAAAAACAACTTGGTCGGCTACAGCAAAAAGTAGCAAAAAGGAGTTTGCCCGAATGTAGAAATGGTGGCAAACTCCACTTTCACACTATGCAAACAATGGAAAAAAAACAAACGCAAGAAGTCGCCCGCCCGCTGAAGGTGCTGGTCCCGCTCATCAAGCAGGACCTGCATGACGGCGCCGAGGCGGCACGAAACGCCGGGATGCAACACTACATCGCGGCAGGTCAAAAACTGCTGGAAGCGAAATCGCAGCTCAACGCGATTAGCTGGGGCGAGTGGCTGAGGAGAAACTTTCACCTCACGCAAGACACCGCCCGGCAATATATGAAGGCCGCAAACAAGGCCGCGAACGGTGAGCATTTCAGCACGATGAATCAGGTTCGCGGCGACCGGCGCAAATTCGGGCACGCACCGGACTGGACCCACGACGTGCGCGAAACACTGCGGGATTTCGACACCCCGGCCTTTACCCGGCACGTCGCCGGGATCGATAAGGAGCAAAAGCTAGAGGAGGAGCTGGCCCTAAAGCTGATCGATATCGGCTACAAGGTGCTGGTCGTGCAAATGCACCCCGACAAGGGCGGCACGTCCGAAGGAATGCAGCGGCTCAATAAGGTGCGCGATCACCTAAAGGAGGCCGCATGACCGGCGAGGAAATCATCGAGGCCGCCGGGACCGCGCTGGTGCGGCGCAAGGGCCGCTGGGTTAGCGTCGAGCCGGGCACCTACCGGGACGCGGTGACAATAGCGCTGGTCACGAAGCACCCGGGCAAGCTGGTTAGCATCGAGGCCATCGCCACGGTGCAATACGGCGAGAAGGCGGTCACGGACGATTTGGTCGTTTACTGCCGGGGGCAAGCGTGGCGGGCGGTGAACCTCCTGCTGGGCGCTGGGATTCCGGCTTACCCGTTCTATGACCCCGACGGCCATCACCGGGTGCTCGGGATCGTCATGGTGAAGCACTACACCGAGCGCGACATGGCCGCGCTGGAGTCGTATCTGGAATCCGCCGAAGCCCGCGAGGAAATCGCGACCGCGAAGGTGGACCTGCTCAAGCGCATTATTGCACGCTATCGGAAAACAAAGCAGCTTGGGAACGGTAACGGCACCACGTGATGATGAAGCAGGTCGTCCACAAGATCGGGCCGTTTACGGTGTTCGCCGGGGTGACGTCGATGTGCGGGCGTGCTATGCAGCAGCACGGCCCCGGCGGACGGTTCTCCAGCCGGGTGAACTATTGGGGCAGGACCGGCATCCGCACCGAAAAACCGCTGCGCCTCCTGACGCTCGACGATCGCGACATTACGTGCCCGGAATGCAAGGCTGCGATGCGGCGCAAAAAATCCCACCGCGAGCTATCGGAAAAGGTCCGCCGGACGCTGAAAGACGGGAAGCCGCGCGGGACGCTGGCCGATGTGGTTGACCGGGGCGAGAAACGGCGGCGGCATTAGGCGTCGAGGGCCAGCACTTCCTGCGTCATGCGCCCGGCAATGACCGCGCAGTAGCCTTCGTCGATTTCGATCCCGATCGCGCGGCGCCCCATATCTTTTGCGGCCCGGAGGGTCGTGCCGCTACCGGCAAACGGGTCGAGCACAAGGTCCCCCGGGTCGCTATTGTTCCGAATGATCCGCAGCATCAGATCGATCGGCTTTTGCGTCGGGTGCAAATTGTTGGCGCTCGCCCGGTCAACCTCCCACACCGTCACCTCGTTATTCGGCCCGCGCCATTTCGGCGATTCGCCCCGGACGTGGCAGTAGAGGATCGGCTCAAATTTCTGTTTGTATTGCGCGAACATGGCGCCGAACTGCGCGTGGTTTTTGTTCCAGATCAGGTTGTTGCGCACCTTCAGCCCGGCCTCCTCGACGGCCTGCCGCACCGCGAGCGTTTGTGAGTCGGCATAAAATAAATAAAACGCGGCCTTCGGCTTCGCGGCCCGGCGGCACAGGTCGAGGACCTGCGCATAGAGTAGCGGCGTCTCGTCGCCCGCCAGTTTTTCGCGCACGGTGCTGCCGCCATCGTAGCCGACGCCGTAAGGTGGGTCCGTCGCCACAAGATCGGCGCCCCGGATCAACGGCAGGATTTCCCGGCAGTCGCCGTGCACTACGCACACCCACGGGTCGATGTAATACGGCGTCACCCCGGCGGGCGGCCATGCGTTTTCGGCGGCGATATCGAGCACCGGCTCGGGCACCGGGGGCGCTTCCGGCGGTGCCGCGGTGCCGTTCCAATCAAGGCCCAACTGCTCGTCCACCGGATAGTATTTCACGCCCGGCACCGTAACACCCCGGGCCAAAATAGGCCAGCAAAAATAGTTTAAAAAATCACTTGTGCCATTTGCCACATGTGCGAAAGTGCCCGCATGACGAACGAAAACTGGTTCATAATGAGCGACGGGAAAGGGGCATTCAACGCCTGCTTTCAGATGATTCGGGATGGCAAAGTGATCGGCGACGGCGCCGCCATTTCGGGTGTGACGCAAGCCGAGGCCGTAGCGCACGTCGAAATGGCGAAGCGCAACAACGCCGAGCGCGATGCGAAGATGGCGATCGCCAACCCGCTATTCGACAAGACCAACTGGAAGATGCCGACCAAGCGTGTGCAGGTGCGCACGATCAACGAGGCCCGGGTGATCCGCGAAGCGCTGGATTTCTTCTGTGGCGGGTCCGAGGTGCACTACGTGCGCGGCGGCAAGATCGAAGTCGGCAGCCTCGGTTATTACAATTATGTCGGGGCGTAAAAGGTTCTGCATTTACTGCCCGGCGCTGCGCATGCCCGACGAGGTGACGTGCGCGGCGCCCGCATGCAGGGCGCGATGGCAAGAACATCAGAGGCGGCGGGGCGGTGGGGACACCGTGCGCGACGGCGCAACCCGACCGCCTCCCTCAATTTCGGGCGCTCGCGGTTTCGGGTCACACGGCCCGGGCCGCGGGAATGCCCAAACCGGAGATGCGGGAACCGGCGAAAACACCCGCGCAAAATAGGAGTAAGAAAAAATGAACATAATGGACGGAAACCCCCTACACGAAAACGGCTCGACGACGATCGCCGAGCATAACGATTCGTGGAAGGGGCGCGGCACGCTGGAGCAGCTCGTGACCGAACTGGACCGGCAAAGAGAATCACGGAATGATTTTGTCGCCGATGTGCGGCACCTCACCGTGGAAGCGAACGGCGGGATTAAAATCATCCCGGCCACGGCCCAAGCATTCGAGTGGATGCCCGAGGGTCCGATGATGCTGAAGCGCTCGGCATACCACCAGCTCGCGGAACGCCTCACCCCGGCAATGCCGACGAGGTATTTCGACGCACTAATGAACGAGCGTCCGGGGCGGCTCGCGGACCTAGTGAACGGCCTGCATGCCGACGATCCGAAAAAGCGCCTCGTGCGGTGCCTCGACAATGAGGTGCGCGCGTGGCTGTCGAACGGCTACCGGGTGATCGATAATGAAGACATCGCCTACACCTGCCTCGATGAAGCCCGGAAACGGGACGCGCAGGTTTTCGAAGCCGACCTGAGCGACAAGCGAATGCGGATCAAATTCACCACGCAGCAGGTGTGGGACGTTATCGACGTCACCCAGCGCAGCGGCCCGCAGGGCGGCTGGTTTGCCGGTGCTATAGGCAACAAGGAGCTGATGGGCAAGACGATCCTCGGCGCCCGCATACGCGGGGAGCTGCCCGGCGGCCCGGGCACGATTCACCCGGTCGTCACGGCGCTCAATAGCGAAACCGGGCACGGCGGCTTCCACATCCGAATCGGGCTTTTGCTCGGGATGTGTTTCAACGTCGCCTCGCTGGAGACGGTCGTGAGCCGGGTGCACCTCGGCGATCGGCTGGATGAAGGCATCTTTTCGCAGGAGACGATTTCTGCGGAATCGAAGGCCATCATGCTGAAAGCCCGGGATGCGGTGCGTGCCGCATTTGATCCCGAGAAGTTCAAACTGATGGTCGCAAAGGCGAAGGCCGCGCAGGCCGACACGCTCACAAGCCCGAGCGCCGCGATCGACAATGTGATCGCTTCCGGGGCGGTGAATGAAGAACAGCGGGAGGCCCTGCTGACCTACTACCTCCGCGATTACGATCCGACGCGCTTCGGTTTCGCGCAGGCGGTGAGCCGCCTCGCGCAGGACACCGACGACCCGGATGATGCCGGGGACCTTGAGTCGCTGGCGGGCAAAATCATCAAGGAGCCAGCGATGGTGCTGGCGGCGGTGCGCTAAACGGCTTGAAATACGGCGCGCCCGGGACCCCCCGCCCGGGTGCGCAAATTTCGAATTAAAAATATGAATCCACGCATTGCGGCAAAACAGAAGATCGTGACGGACGCGGTCGATAACCTATTCGGCGACATGAGCGTCTCCCCGGCGGTCACGCTGGAGGCGCTAGAGGAAATTCAAAGCGACGTCGAATCAAAAATCGACGCCCTAAAAGCCGACATCAAACACAAGGGCGGCGGCACATGAGCGCCCGGAAAATCTACCTCGGCGATTCGGTGTATGCCGACGTCGACGTCGACGGGCGCATCGTGCTCACGACCGAGAACGGCTACCCGGACGACCCGCGAAACCGGATCGTGCTGGAGCCCGAGGTGCTGGCGGCCTTTGAATCATGGGTCGCCCGGCTACGGCGCGAAACCCGGCGCCGGGCCGCCATGATCGATGTGGGCCTTGACCCGGACGACGAAAGCGCGCCGAGACACGTCAAAGATTAAACTTGTCACATGCGGCAAGTCTCCCGTATTTCTGCGGGCATGAATCAAATCGAAATCGACCACAACGTCCCGGTCACACCGAAGGCGACGCGACGCGGCGGCGGCTGGGCGCACATCCTCCGGCAAATGCGAACCGGGGATTCGATCGTGCTCACTACACAGCAGCGGAACGCGGCCTTCGTCGCGGGCCGGGCCATGCGGATCAAGCTGATCTCGCGCACCGCCGGGAACGGAAGTTACCGGGTGTGGCGGGTCCGGGCGCCCCGGAATGGCGGTCAAAAATAAATTAAAAAAAGTGTGAAATTCCACTTGCGCACTTGTGCCCCGGGTGTATTGTCCGGGCATGACGAACGAAATTGACACCGAAAACGGCGCGCTGGATTACCTCGAAAACGACTGGGATTTTTGCCCGGTTTGCGGGGCACCCGAGCGCGAGTGCACATGCCCGGCAGAAGATGCCCCGGCACCGGCGGCCCCGGTGAACGCCCCCACCTACGCTACCCTTGAGGATGCGAAGGCGGTCGGCCCGCAAGGCAGCCACATCCGGCTGAACGCCATCAAAACCTACCTGCGCGAACAGCGCGAGGCCAAGCGTGCCGCGAAGGCCGCGAACGCTAAATGAACACGAGGAGGCCCCGGCAGGACACAACCCAAAACGCGCCGGGGCCTCGCGTGCTCGGCACGGCGCCGGGCGGTGCCCGGGTGCTGGCCAAAGTAATGAAAAACGGGCGCCTCTACGTTTGGCAGGAATGGACGTCCGGCGGGAAAACCTACAAGCGCTGCCTCGGCACTTACGGCAGCACCGGGCACGCACTAGGGCACCCGCTGGTCCGGGCCGCGCTCGGAATCCGGGCAATTTCCGGCCCGAAATAAATCTTCAGAAATCTTCACTTTTCCACTTGTGCGCTTTTCCATGCGTGCTATTGTCCGGCATGACGAACGAAACCGAACTGAAAACCGAGACCCGGTGGTGCCCCGTAAAAGGGCGCTTCCAGCAGGACGACGAATAATGAACGCGGCCCTCACATGCAACCTCGACAACGGCGCAGTGGTTCTGGCGCAAAAAGGCAAGCACGGATTGATCACGCTCGCCTATGCCAACCGGGCAGCGGCGCAAACTAAACAAGCAGAACTTGGGAGCGAATGGGAGGTGGTCCAAGGCGGCTACCGCGGACGCT